CGGGCCGAAACGCTCCGGTCCTGGGGCGTCACGGGAGACCACCCGAAAACAAATTCACAGGAGGATCACACCATGACCACCAAAACCGTTTTGAAATGCAGTCCGTTCAACTCCAACCTGACCCGGGCCCTGAAGGGGTCCAAGAACCGCCTGCACTGCAACGTGGACGCCGACGGCATGATCTACGTCTGCAACGGCTATTTCGCGGTGAAGCTGGACCGCGCGGAGTACGACGCGCTGGTCCGCCCCGTCACCCAGCGGGACCCGGGCAACTGGGTCCTCAGCGAGAACGGCGAGACCGGCCCGGACCCCATCAACCTTGTTGAGATTCTGGAAAACGCCGCCAAGGACGCGGCCCAGACTATCACCGCCGCGCCGCTCCTCTTTGACGTGTGCAAAAAGGGCAAAGGCACTGCGCCCCAGCTTGTAGGGTACTACAGCGAGACCGGCGGCTTTGTCTCCGCGTTCAACG